CTGATCCAGTAAGGGTTAGCCAAGCAATAAAGAATCCTAATAGGGTGAATATTTGGGCTATACTTTCCTTGATTACTTCCCATATATATTTAAATAGTGCCTTGATTATTTTCATTATATCCTCCTAGTCATTGCAGCTGCAATAATATTTGATGCGATAATTACTGGTATTACAACTTCCTGCGCTTTTTCTCTTTGGTCATCTGTCATATCTTTACCCCATTCTGAAGGGTTTAAAACTTTTTCAAAATCTATATCCAATATAGCTCCTATTGGATCCGCCAAAAATGCTTCTGTTTGAACCTCTGTTGTTGCATCTGCTAAAGTATAAGGCATATTCGTATCTCCTGCTGACGCTGCTCTATCTTCAAATTCTACAAATGCCGTGGCCAATTCTGGATTGCTTTTCATTGCTTCAGCAATTGCTGATACATCTGAAGATTTAATTCCAAGGTTCTCTGCAACCTCGGATTTTGCTTCTTTTGTTAAAGCAGTTAATGTTTGGCTAATTGCAGAAACTTGTTCAGGACTTAGTATAACTAATTTATTATCTTTACTTGTTAAATTAGCTATGACCCCAGAAAGATCTTCTGATGTTCCAGTTCCTTTTTCAGGAATAAGCGCTGCTAATTCTTCATCTTTAATTTCAACATTATCTGTAGGCTCAGATGTTGGTTCTTCAGTAGGCTCAGATGTTGGTTCTTCAGTAGGCTCTGGTGTTGGTTCTGGTGTTGGCTCTGGTGTTGGTTCTGGTGTTGGCTCTGGTGTTGGTTCTTCAGTAGGCTCTGGTGTTGGTTCTTCAGTAGGTTCAGATGTTGGTTCCTCTGTAGGCTCTGGTGTTGGTTCTTCAGTAGGTTCAGATGTTGGTTCTTCAGTAGGCTCAGATGTTGGTTCTTCAGTAGGCTCTGGTGTTGGTTCTGGTGTTGGCTGATTTGCTGCAGCGTTTGCTGCAGCTTGTGCAATTGCTGCGTTCAATTCTCTTTCAGACTGCTCAAAATAATAAGTCCATGCATCTTCAATAGCAGCATTTAAATCAATTATAGATTGATTATATGTGTTGATTCTATTATTCTTTAATTCTAAAGCAGATGTTAGGTTTTGTTGTGCGATTGTTAGGTTTTGAATTGCTGTTGTGAGGTTTGATGTGAGATTTTGTAAGACTTGTACTTCTTGATTGTAAACATTTAGTTTGTCATTATATACTGCTAATTTATTATTATAGATTGTTTGTGCTATAGACTGTGCTTCAACAGCATCATTGTAAGCATTGGTCTGTTCCTGTGTTGGTCCTGAGCCAGAAGAAAATGTATTAAGATTACAACTAAAGTTTTGTCCCCATACTCGTGGATCTCCAGCATAGTCGCATCCTGCTCCAGTCCAGCCTCCAGGAATTGCCCATCCAAGATGATAAGATCCTGGGCCTCCTCCGTTATACCACCAAATCTCTACACTCAATGTTTTGTCTTCGCTAACATCATATACTGGTGAATAGTCGCTCCAGGTAGTTCCTTGCTCTATCCATTGATCTATTGCAAGATTTCCGTCTACATACATTCTAAATCCATCATCTGTATATCCTGCAAAATATGTTGATGTGAACCAAGACGGTACTGTTATTTGACCAGTGAACTTAACTATAAAGTTTTCGTATCTGTTACCACAAACTGGTAGTTGCATGTGACTTGAGTTCCAAGTGCCAGAACAAAGCACAGATCCTGGGGTAGCGACATTACCTTGTCTAACAAGAGTATAAACAGTGTATGCCAAACCTGTTCCCCCAGCACTCTGCATATTAGATTGTGTGGTTTGAACATTAATATTGGCTATGCTGAGAGCATCCTGTGCATCGTTTCTTTCTTCAAGAGCATTGTCTTTATGTTCAAGGGCCAAGGCTACTGTGGCTGTCTGCCCATCCACATTTGACTGGGCAAGGTTCTTTGCTTCTAAGGCTGTGGCTTCTGCTTCTACTGCATCTTCGTGGGCATCATAGGCATCATCTTTAAGTTCCTTCGCATTTGTGGCTGAAGCAAACTTATTTTCTGCTATGTCTATAAGATCTATAAAATCATCTTGATAAACTAAATTAGATACCTTACTATTAAGCTCTTCTATTTCTTGAGCGGCTAGGCTAAGTGGATCATCTCCGTGGGCAGGAGTAAGAAATACCCATCCAAACATTAAAATGGTGGCTAATGATAATCTCCATGCTTTAGTCCTAGTCAACTATAACTCCTAAATAAACAATTTGTTTACTTAGTTAATTATACCACTTTAACTATTTAGGATTATCTGTCTTATAAAATCCATTACCTTTAAATTGTATACCAAATGGGGTAAAATGTCTTATCATTTCAGAATCACATTCAACACATGTGTAACCTGGATCTGCATCCATGATTGATCTATTAACAGACATGGTTGCATGTGCATCATCTTCTGAGCATTTGTATTCGTATACAGGCATTACTTTCTTCCCCATTGTATATAGTTCCATCCACGCTCATGTGCGTAGTAGACAAACACTTTAACTACCGTTTCCCAAAACGCAATCGATATAGAAAGACTGGCGTTTTTAGTGATTACATAAGCAACAATAACAGATGTTAGGGTCCCCCATATACGATAACTAAGAGCTTTAACAAAAGATCTTGCTCTGGTTACCGTCATTCCTTGCCCCAGCCAACTGAATTCCAAATTCTTTCATGATAGTAGTAAGCTACAAAGTTAACCCCATTAGTTATTACTGTAGCAAGTGTGGCCATATTAATATCTTTACTCAGAGCATAAAGAGTTACAAATGTTGTTACTAGTGCTACAACTCTCCAGGTTAAAGACTTTGCAAAAGATCTACTTTTCTTTACGCTCATCTTTGTCCCCAAACATTATTCGCTCTTCCGCTTCGTTCATTAAGCGGCCAGACTCTTCTAAATAATTAAATACCCAACTGCTTGCGTTTTTCAGTAGCCGAAATAGCATGAATGTCTGCCCCCAAATCTACTTGCTCAATCTTATATCCAACATCTCTTCCGTATACAATATTAGTAATGTTGGGTAGTCTTAGTACTAATGCGCCATCCATAAATTCATCCTTGGCTATGTATTCTTTTACTTGATCAAACTTAAGTGGATCTTTTTCACTTGTGTTGTATGTATTGCGTACTCCAAGAAGTACTTGTCCTGTTCTCTTTCCCGCTTCTTTGTAAAGAGCGTGGTGCCCTTCATGCCATGGCTGATATCGGCCAAGCATCAGTGTTGTTGGAGCTGACCAATCATGCAATCCAAACTTTTCGATAATATGCGATGACTTTGCTCCAGCATTAAGGTTATGACTAATAAAAGAAACATCAAAACTGGTTGGACGCTCAAACATTTTATTTGTATCCTCAAAACGACCCTCTGCTAAAGTATCCATAAAAACCAAAATGTCTGGTTTACCAAATGCTGCACGAGTCATTTCTGTTGGACACACAAAGTCTACAATTACTGGAGCAACTCCCTGCTTAGCAATTAAACGAGCCATTTCACCCATGCGTCTTGCTTGTTCAATTCTGTCTTCTGGCGTAAAACTTAAATCAGAGTTTACGGTTGCACGTACCTCATCTGCATTAAGATGAATTGCATTTATTCTTTCTTTAAGTGCCTTTGCTAATTCTGTTTTACCAGATCCTGGTAGTCCAATAATTTGAATAATCATATCAATCTTCCTGTTAGAGGGCAGTTTTTGGACGTACCCAGGTCTCGATGTTATTTAATTTTTAGAATTTTTGGCTGCTTTTCTTTTGGCAGATTTCTAACTACACGGATATTTAGCATTCCGTCTTTTAGCTCTACACTAGAAACTTCCATGTATTCACTTAGTTCAAAAATCCTAGTAAACTTACGTGCAGCAATTCCCTTGTGGACAACTTCTGCATCTGTTACTTCTGTAATTTCACCTGTAATCCAAAGACTTCCGTCTTCAATTGATACAGTCAGATCTTCTCTTGTGAATCCAGCAACTGCCAGAGTTAACTGATAGTTGTCTTCGTCTAGCTTTAGCAAATCATAGGGCGGGAATGCCGTATTGTTTACCTTACTAAGACTATTGAAACGCTCCAACTCTCTGTTGAAGCCAATAAAAAATGGATCCTTGAATAGATCCATAGCAAATTGTGTTACCATTTTATTCTCCTTTTAAGCAAGTAATATAGTCACCCCCGTTTGGCAGATGACTAAATAATTATACCATTTGTATTAGCTTTTACGCAACTACTTTTTTGCTTTAGCTCTTTTCTTAGCTAATGCTTCAAAATCTTTTACCTTGGTGTCTCCCATATATACCCAGGCATATCCATCATCTATCATTTTTTGATTAATTGATATACTTGATCCGTCTAGGAATACCCATCCTAAAATTCGACCATATTTTTCTGAAGAATCCATTTTTTCTGTTTTAATTACAACTGTTTTTGCAGATTCAATTGCATTCTTTAGGTATGACTTAGACTCAAGACCAAGGGCTTTCTCAAACTTGTCAGACGTTCTGCTTTCTGGAGTATCTATGCCTGCCAGACGAACTCTTGAACTAAATGAAATATCAAACCCAAGATCGATATCGACATCTATTGTGTCTCCATCAACAATCTTGCTTACCTTTTTTACATAATATTCAAACATTTTTCTCCCTTTACCATGGCCTATCTATACTTCTTGTATGAGCCATACTTATTTTATTTATATTAACTGTTTCTGGTAGCTGAGAAACCCAAAATACTGCCTCAGCTACATCTGAGCTAGACAATGCAACTTCTCTGTATTGCCTACCATTTATTGTTCCTGGTGCAATTTCTGTTACTCGGATGTTGTCTTGGTGTAACTCAAATCTTAATGACTCTGTTATTACAGAATTAGCTTTCTTAGCTGCAGAGTATGTATTGCTTCCTGGAAAAATGTTATCTGCCGCTGTAGAAGTTATATTTATTATGTGCCCCTTTTTATTTTTCTTAAATATTGGTATTAATATTTTTGACATATTAAACACATAAAATACATTTATGTCAAAACACTCTTCCAGACTATTACTTCTTGACTGATCCACTGGAACAAACTCTATTCCCCCTCCAGCAACGTTTACAAGTATAGATATATTCATTTCAGAAACATAGTTTCCAAACTCCATTATCTCTTCCTTATTTGACAAGTCTATCTTGTAAGGAATTATTTTATCCTTATATTCATCGGGAAAATCTTTTATTGCAGATTCAGTTCTTGCTAATGCAATTACATTAAATCCTTCTTCTGCAAACCTAATGGCTGTCTGCCTACCAGACCCATAGCTAGCTCCAGCAACTACAACAACGCCTTTTGCGTCATCTACATTTAACATTTTAATTCTCCTTGTCATAATTTATTTAGTACCCCTGAAAGGAATCGAACCTCCGACACGCAGGGTAGAAACCTGCTGCTCTATCCACTGAGCTACAAGGGCATTACTTTAGACCTTATAGCCTAAAAGAAATTGTAATATTGGCCTATATTTGTCAACAATTAGATGATCGTTAAGTAAAAGCTTTAGTGGCTTTTTATACTGCATAGTGCTGTCAATCATATCGCACCCAAGTACCTCACGAATATTTATAGGATCTGGTAAGTTATTTTTTCTTGAATACTTTTGCAGCGCTTCTACAAATAAAAGGTGCTGCTCATGTCTTTGCTCAAACTCTATGGCTGGGTCATCAGCAAAATTACCCCAGTTAGCAGTTACTATTGTTATGAATTGTGGTATAGGCTCTATAAAAACTATATTTGCTTTGTCAAACTTTTTGATAGTGCTATTTACATAATGCTCTGCAACTTCGTCTGCGCCCTTATATTTATCTGATTGTGGTAAATAATTTTTTACATCTATGTAGCCTAGCCAAGGCATTACCAAAGATTCAGAGTTGTTAAAGTCTTTAAGATATTCATGTTTTTCATAGTTAAAATTATATGCTGATCTTCCTGGATGGCTTGAAAATGTAATGTTAATATCATTTTCTATATAATATGTAAGTTCATCATGTATTTTTTGCTGACCACCATCTTTATTGGTTAAATATTGAACTAGAAATGTTTTAGATAATATGTGATCATGCATTTGATTATTTTTAATATGCATGTCTGGAAGATTATAGCTTAGCTTGGAGGTATGAGAGTCTCCTATTACTACTTTTTTCATCTTTTTCTCCTTTAAAACATTGTGTGCCAAGTAGGACTTGAACCTACGATTACCGAATTATGAGTTCGGGGCTTTAACCAACTAAGCTATTGGCACCTATGCTTAATTGTACTATATTAGTGCTGAGTGTCAATAGAAGACTCTACTATCTGCTGAACATATTCAGAAAAATGTTTCCTAATGCTACCAGCTGGCCTAGAGCCATAAGAGTCCCATATTCTTTTATACTCAATTACATTATAGTATGTAGTTGGACACAAAATATTATTATTGTAATTTTTTAGTGTAGTTGGCAAAGGAACGTGCTTTGTGCAGCACTTGCACCCCTTGGCTCTTTCTTGATACTCGCTCATATTATCTCCATGTTTTCTATAGATCTAGCTAAACTTTCTGGCATTCTTGGTGCACGAATCATGTTCTGAACATACTCAACTTCACCGTCATTTTTGTTAGCAAAGTCATTGTCGTAACTCATTGATTCGTAATCATGAATCTTTATCTCTTCATCCCTCTTTATTCTACTTCTGCTTATAGCATTATATACAGCCCCACATACAGCATCGGCTAAATCTTTAGAGCCTTTTCTGGGGTGATCAACCTTATCTCTCATAATTCTAAGCTGAAGCAATTCATCAATTAATAATGGTATGTGTGGACCAGATAATCTTTCTTCTAATACAACCATAGCCATGTCATCATAATGTTTTTTTGCAACTGAAAGTATCTCTGTATTAATTCCATATGTTTTTAGTTGCTGCATCATATCGTGAGAATTCCATCTGTCAAATGTACAGACCTTTATGTTAAATCCCCTAGTTTTTAGGGAAAGTATATAGTCTTTTACTTCTGTGAAGTCTACAGACTTATCTGGAGTAGGCGTCCAAAATCTAACAGCATCTATCTCTACAATAGGTGCTGGCTGGTTATATGTATCTGTTACCTTTATGTCAACCCATTTATTTACATGCCCCATTGCTACTGCACAGTGGTCGTGCTTTTGAGCCAGGTCTACATGTATAAAGTAATCTTTTCCTTCTTCTGGCTTAAACCACTCCTCTAATCTTCCAAATGAGTCTACCGCTATATTAGCCTTGCTGAATGCCTTCTCAATTTTTTCTCTTGACTTAAAGAATGCATCTACTGCATCAGATGGCATGCATGCAAATCTTCCTAGTGCATCCTGTGGATTTTTATGAAAAGCAACGGTAAAATCTGTTATCTTTTTTGTTGGATTTACTTCCCATGTAGGTCTTTTTAAAGCAAATACTCTTGGATAAACATAAGAAACTATGTGGTCTTCTTCCCATGAAACCTCAAACTCATTTCCAGGAGTTCCGTCTGGAAGATACTGGTCTAGCTTTAATAGCTCTGTTCTCATAATAGTTTCTTTTTCGGCTATAACCGATTCATAAAATTTTTGGATTGGATCATTTTTAAATCGGGGAAAAGATAGCAAAATTACCTTACCTACATCTGGGAAACGTGAATCAACAGATGCTCTATACATATCATATATAGCATCTGCAGTCTTTGCTTGATCGTGTCCGCTGGTATTTTCTGTTGCAAAACCAGAAATTTCATCTAAGATAACAACTAATACGTTATATCCTTCCCAAGCCTCTCTTTCTGAGTGGCCAGAATGAACTGTAATAGATTTATCAAACTTAATTTCTGATGCTTTATCAGTATATTTACCAGCAAACCACGGAGAAACTTCAATTCTCATTTTAAAACCTTTAAAAAAAACATTATTTGCCTGCTGAGAGTTGATAGCAATATTTAAAATATCTATTGCATCTCTTGGCGGCTTTCCATAGTATGCTGCTGGATCTTTTAAGCATAACAAAAGATAAACTATATATGCAACTGCAATTGTTGAAGAGTAATCTTTACCAGATCCTTTTCCTAGCTGTGCAATAACTTCAACGCAGGTTTGTTTAAATATCTTTTTGCCCAGCTCTTCGCCATAAAGTTTTATTAAGGTAGACTCTTTATATATCTGAGAACTTCTTTCTATAAGAGTGTACTGGTTTTCAGATAGTGGAGGCAAGCCAAGATAGTCTGGGCTTGTTACAAAAGTTTGAAGGTCCACTGGACGCTCTTCAAACTCTTCTCCGTCTAGTATCTCTATTAGGTCTGAAAAATCAAACGACATCTGACTCTTCAATTATATTAATAGACTGTACAACACCAGTTATTTGAGATAATCTTTTCGCCACCTCTATCTTGCAGTGGTTGCATCCAGAAGTTACCTCTTTCAATATCCCAACAAGCATCTCCTGCTTTCTTTCTGTTTCTAATATTTGAGATGCAATTTCGCTATTTTCTAAAACCCCGATAGACTGAAGCATGGCAATTCTTTTTGTCTCTATGTCTGCTATAAGCTTGAGTGTTCCAGACTTAACATTAAGCTGACCCTGTGTGTCAGCATCTTCTACTGTTTTCCACGCTTCTTTAATTAGCATATCGTAATGTTGATCTGCCCCAAGCAAAGCCTCTTTGGCTCTATCTCTAACATTTGTATCATTATGGACAATAGACTTCCATTCATCTACATACTCAAGGACTTCTTTTCTTGTAAACCCAGTTATGGTGGCTATTTGTGTAGCAGAATTTCCTTTTAATAGCTCAGAGACTACCCTATTCATCTTATCAAAATGCACTGCTGGCTCTATTTCACTCATATAATAATTATACTTCTAGTCAACTAAAAAGTCAATTATCTTTTAATTTTTAGCTTAAATTTGTCTAAATACCTTTGAATAGTCATATGCGAAACTGAGCACTCGTTTGCTATGTCTACCACTGTTTTCTTCTGAACTATGTATCTATTGTATAGCCAGTCTTTATTTTGATACAACTTCATCTTTTTGTAAGCACCTGATTTGAATAATGGGCTATTCCAAAGGCATCTGCTACGTCAAAGTCTTCCAAAGATATTGAGTACTTCTTGTTAAAATAATCAGCAGTTCTTTGCTTACGCATATTCCTTAATTGATTTTTATACCATGAGTCTGCATAGCCTGGGCTCTTTAATCGTATTGCCGCTTTCTCTTCTTTTGTAGGATTTTTATTTCCTATATAAGCTTGCCAAGCTGTTGGCGAAACTGTTACCACGCTGGCTCCAGTAGACATAAGCTCTGCAATAACTACACCATAAACATAAGATAGTTTTATTACAGCATCTGGTGATCTAACAAGAACTGCGCCCTCTACTACAATATAGTCAGCTTTGAGCTCATCTAGCATCGCAGATGTTTTAACTTTTGCATCTAATATTTTTTCATAAATATCGTTTCCAACTAAGTTAAACTTCCCCCATTTGAGAGGGGTATCATTTTCCATAAGGCAAAATGCAACGGAATTTGTAGAAGCGTCTATGCCTAAAACTCTGCTTGCTTTTGTTTTTACAAGACTAGCCAATGTCATCTATAATACCCATCAAATCTTTTTTAAACTTTGAGTTCTTAGACTTTATACATTTAGCACAGTAAGGCTGGTCATTATATCTACTTAAAAAGCCACTGCAGCCCTTGCACTTTCTAGGCGCACCATTTTTAATTGCTTTTTTTTCGTAATATTTTTCCATTATTCTTTTGTTAGTTGAGACCCTACAGCATTCATCTGAACAGTATTTTTGATTATGAGTTTTTGCAATAAATTCTTTTTTACATTCTGAATTTAAACACACCATTACTTTACTACCTTCATTAGATCTATTGTTATTTCTCCAGTGTCTGATCCTTTTGCCCAGCATTCTTTTTTAACAGGACAATATGTGCAAGGAAGCTTGTACTTAGTTGCGCCTTCTGGTCTAGTGGGAAGAGATCCATTTTGGAAATTATCCCATACATCTCTCATCCACTGAAAAGCATCCTCAATAATCTTTTTATTCTTATCATTCATAGAAATTGGTATTATTAATACCTCTTGGGTATTTTTATTTTCATACAAGAAGAAGCCTTCTTTGGCATTCTTTAATTTCATATATGTAAGTAGCTGCAACATATGATTAGGAGAAGACTTCATTTCTGCTTGTCTTGTATCCCATACCTCTTGCTTAGCTGTTTTAATTTCACCTATAACGGTCTCGCCATCATACTCCATAATCAAGTCTATAAATCCACGGATTGGAGGATACTCGTTAATTATCTCTTCTTCTTCTGCCCGCCACTCAGGCATGCTCTTAATTAGATTTTGCAATCTTTCATGTGCCTGTGTGCCCTGTGCCATGTTTGCTACAGCGACTGCGTCATTATCATCAATGAAAACTGCACCAGTAAATGCCATATACCAATATCTTGGGCATGTTCCGTGACCGTAACCCAGTAAGCTTGGGCTAAAAGACTTTTTAGTAGTATCACCATCTGGACGCTTAGTATTCCTATATGATTCATCAAGAAGCTGTGCAAATTTTTCTGGATCAAAAAAATGACCAGTATGCTTTTTGAACTTAAGATTCTTTACAATATCTCTAGCCATTTACGAGTTATACCTAACGACATACTTAAGTGCATCTACAAGTTTGTCTATGGACTCCTTTACTGAATAGTAAATATTTTTCTTGTTATTGTTTGCGGTACCAGCTTTGTCTTTTGCAATTGTGGAATAAACAGAGGCAAGGACTGCGAACTTTGTAGACATAGCCTGAAGCTCCATAATTAAATGAGGGGCTTTGGCAGATGGAACATCTGGATTCATAAGAAGTTTTACTACTATGGCCAAGGCTTTATCCAAGTGCTCATCCTGCATAAACTCATGCAAGTCGTTAAACTCTGTAATATCGCTTATAAGTTGCAGTGTATTTTTATCTTCAGTCTTTATCATATCTGTCTCCCATCCACATATGTTCTTTTTTCTTCTTCTACAAAAATAGAAGTTCCGTAGCTTAAGTCTTTTGGTGTTTCATGGCTATACAAAACTTGTCTGTCCATTTCTCCGTTAGATATTCTTTCTTGTATTCGATTCCTATTTATTTCTTTCCATTTTTCTTCGCCATGCTCTAATAAACCTGCCTTCCATTCATCTGTACCGTCATGTGACCATAGTATAAATAGTCTAAGGAAAAGCTTCCTACTCCCAGAAATTACAGATTTTGCAGAATGCCAGAATGGTAGACCTGAAGGAAAGATCGTAAGATCACCCATCTTAGGCTTATAAGTTACTAAGCTATTATCATTTTCATTTAAAAACTCTATCTCTCCACCCTCGTAGTCATCATTGATATAAAAAGTTACTGTTGCAACATGTTTATCTCCTGGCTCTTGCTCTCTATGTTCATGCGAATCAGTATGAAATGTTATTGAAAACTTTTGTCCTGGTGTGTAGTAATGCTGTAGTATTTCAATCCTTCCATAGTTCAGTCTTCCACCTAATGACCAATCATCTACATAGTCTGGCCATGATCCTGATCCAACCCAATTTTTTTTATACTCTTCAAAGCACTCTTCTATTTTTATAAAAAGCTTTTCCTTAAATTCATATAGAAATTTATAGTCTTCATTACTTACCTTGCTTGGAGTTTCTTTATTAGAAAACGCAGTCTTTTCTCCAAATGTATACCAGGTTACCCAGGGATCTAGTGGACTATCTGGATCTATTACATAATCTGGTTCTCCGTGTACATTATATAGCATAGAATCCATGGGAGTAATCTTATTGCTATTGTCAACAATATTTTTTGTGTTTTCTATTGCATGCAGTAATCTAGATAAATCTTCTTTAGAAAATAAATCTTTAAATACATATACTTGCGGAATCACTTCAATTTTTTTCATGTATTATCCTCTTTAAATTTAATTAACTCTTCTAGCACTGACCACTCTATTATACCAAGTCTGACCTTGGATTCTTCACCTATGATTATTTTTAAAGCTGGGTGCATGTCTCTATTCACCTTAAATGTATCTGTACATATCTTAGACCACACCTCTTTGTTTAACGTAAATGACTTCGAAGCTTCTTTGTAATCTACTAAAAAGTAATTCCATTGAGCATCACCCTTTTGGTAGTCTCCCCTGCCACTATTTTTTTGAGCCTTAGCCTTATCTCTTTTTACTTCCGCTCTTTCTGACATTAGCCCACCTTTATTTCATTTGAATGACCATCTGGACACTCCCAAGCAAGCACCATGAGCTCTGGATCCCAGAATGCTTCGTCTGCATTCTTATCACATTTAAAACAGGGCTTAGATCCGTGTATTGATTCTAAATTGTTTTTTTTAACTAACTTTGGCTTGCTAAAAAACTCATTAAGATTTGGCATTTATTTCCTGAATAAGCTTCCCAGATACTTCTGGATTTGCTCTTAAGTATGCAACAGCCTTTGCTCTTCCTTGAAAACGCTCACCATTAATTGTATACCATGCTCCGCCTTTTTCTACTAGACCATACATTTCTGCAACGTCTAAAGTCTCTCCTATGCGATCAACTCCTAATGTTTCTCCTTGGTAATAGAAGTCGTATTGTCCTGAAAGATTAGGGGGGCCGAGCTTGTTGTAATCAATAATCCAATTGACTGGCCTGCCAACTCTTTGTTCAATGATTTTGTCACCAACCGCAACACCAGCTTTAATAGCATTAGCTTCAGCTTCCGAAGACCATAACTTAATGACTGTGGAAGAGAAGAACTTAACTGCCATTCCTCCTGTCGGAATGTGGGAGGCATGCATAGATCCAAACTGATTTCTTTGCTGTGAGATGAGAACCAATAGTGTATTTTTGTTTGCATAGTTTAACATTTTGACTGCATGAGTCATATCCTTTGCTTCTGCTCCGATTTGCTTTGTGTCTTGCAAATCTTTCATTTCATTTCCGTCTTTTTCAAAATATATTCCAGGAAGTAAGGCTGAGATAGAATCTACAACAATAACATCCACTCCTGCTTCCATTAATTTAACGCCAACGTCTACCATATCATTAACAGTCTTAGCTTGAGAATAAATAAGAGAAGATGAATCTACTCCAAGCTGCTCTGCCCATTTTTGATCGTAGGATGCCTCTGCATCAATCCAAGCGCATGTTTTGCCTTCTTGTTGTGCTAAAGCTATCATCTGGAGACAGAAAGAAGATTTACCAGCAGACTTGTTTCCCCATACAAGGACCTGTCTACCGTACCCAAGACCACCTTTTAGTGCTACGTTTAGACCGATGCTTGGTGTCAATTGCTTGTGTACTTTTACATTTTGAGCCGATTGAACTCTTGCACGGGTCTTTGGGTCTAGCTTTGCCATTATATCTTCTAATGAAATAGTCATATTTAATCTTTCTTCTCTCTAATAGTATAGCATTAAAATAAAGCTTTGTGAATACTTTTAATCTTTTATTTTTAACTTAAATGTGAATGATTGATTTTTTTCGTCATAATCAACTTGCAATTCTTTGTCTTCATTTTCTGCGTTTACTACTGTCATTATTGGAATAGATATCTCTCCTAGTGTTTCAAGTGCTGCTACAAGAATTCTTGAAACATTTAGCTGTGCAAATACATCTTCAATTTTTGCTTCTGTCATTTTATTTCCTTTACGTTTAACGTTCCATCATCTAATTTTGATAGAACCACCTTACATTTCATTCCCTCACGCATTTTTGCTAAGGTCATTTTATACATTGTTGGGAAAGCAATTGCTCTTGTTAAAGTTTTATTTTTATCTGATAGAACTATGTGGCTCATAGTCTTGCCAGCTTTTGTTGTATATGGAGTAAAGTTTACAACGATATACTCATCATCTTCTAAGTCATACTCTTTTCTATAAAGATAATCTACGAACATGTCATTTGAAGATGGGTCAATATCTGAAACCTTAATGTACCTAGCAATTCTATTATCTCCTACTAGGATAAAGTACATCTGGCCAACTTCAATTTGAGTCTGCTCATTGTGGAATAGACCAATAGATCCAGTCTCATCGACAATTTCTACTCGTGCCCATCCAGTACCACGCTTGATACCCTTTACCATTCCAAACATAACAAATGAACCAAGGTCGTCAAACTCTTCAATCGGTCTAGCCTGAGCCTTTACTCTTGGTGGGATCCCCTCTAAGTTAAATGTAGGTATGCCCAGATACTCATAGTAGTTATCTTTTTCATTTCCGTTTCTTAAGTTATCTTTAAATGCTGCTGCTCCAATTGCATTTAGTGAACTTATTGCTCTGCTATTTATACCACTGCCTTTAGCAGAAGCAATTGAAATAAAGTGTTCATAGCTCTTATAAGGCCTATGATCAATAATCTTATTTGAAATATTATCTGATATAAATTTAACTTCAGAAAGCCCAAAGCGTATAGCGTTGTCTTGAAGAGAAAAATAAAGCTCTGATTCATTTATGTGCGGCAATAAAACTTTTAATCCAAGTCTCTTCGACTCAATTAAATATTCCGTCCTAGCATCCTTATCGTTTTCGTTTTTAAGAATCGAAAACATAAACTCAAGTGGGTAATAAAACTTAAGCCAAGCAGTATAATAACTAAGCATAGAGTAAGCAACAGCATGGGAACGGTTAAAAGAATAACCAGCATGCGCTTCAAAATCGTGCCATAGCGCTTCTGCTTTTTTCTTAGTAATGTGTTCTGAAGCCCCAGTAACAAACCTATCTTTGAACTGGTCAAACTCTTTTGCATCTTTCTTCTTTCCAATAATCTTGCGGACCTTATCAGCCTCTGCCCAAGTCATTCCACCTAAGTGTACGCATGCCTGCATAACTTGCTCTTGATATATAATAACACCATAAGTATTCTCGGTAAAAGGCTTCATGATTGTATGCATATAATCTACTGCTTCATTGCCTTGCTTACGCTTGATATAGGCAGCCCCTACAGTATTCATGGCACCTGGCCTTACTAGTGCATTAGATGCAACTAGATCTTCAAACTTGTCTGTCCCCATCTTAATAAGAAGGTTAGTGTATGGCGTTGCTTCAGCTTGGAATACTCCCTTAGTAAATCCTTCGCTAAGCATCTTGTAAACTTCTGGATCATCAAGAGTTAAATCAGACAGCACTATATCCTTGCCAGTTCTAGATTTTATTGATTTAAGTGTATCTGAAATAACGGATAGAGTTTTTAGTCCCAAAGCATCTAGCTTGATAAGACCAATATCTGCAACAGTATCCATATCATAGGCAACTACAGGAATTCTTCCTGAAACTTTATCCTGTGCATCTTCTCTTGATTCAACGGGAGCAAACTTTCTAAGGTCATCTTTAGCTACAACAACTCCAGCTGCATGCACTCCAACAGATCTAATTCTTCCACGCAATCTATCTGCAAGCCAAACAACTTCTGGGTACTTGGCTCTAAACTCTTTTGTGTTTGGTGAAGAAACAAAGTCTTCAAAGGTGTCAATTGATTTCATTGCACGATTAACTTCTTGCAGTGGAACCATAAAAATTCGTGCTGCATCTCGGATTACACCTTTATCTTTAAAATAAGTGTAAGTTGAAATAGAAGCAACGTGTTTAAATTTTTTCTTAAGGTATTCCTTTACCTCTTTACGACGACGATCTTCAAAGTCTGTATCGATATCTGGAAAGTCATTACGCTCTGGATTAATAAATCTAAAAAACAAAAGGTCATATTTAATTGGATCTACATCAGTTATTCCTAATGCGTAACAAACTAAAGATCCTGCAGCAGAGCCACGGCCTGGACCCACACGGATATCGTTTGTCTTAGCCCAATCAATCATGTCTGCAATCACTAAAAAATACGATGCAAAACTCTTAGATGCAATAACCGAAAGCTCTTCTTCTACTCTATCAATATATGCCTGATTATTTGAGAATCCAAGCTTATCTATTCCAGAATATGCCATCTCACGAAGCTTGTCGTCTGCATCTGTTTTTGGAACTGGAAGCAGATCAAGTCCTTGATGGAAGTCGTAGTCTTCAATCTTATCTGCAATCTCCATTGTGTTTTCATATATGTCTGTGCGAGAAATTCCAGCAGCATTAAAGTCTGATTCAATCTCTTCTCTAGACTGAATGAAAAGGTTGTAATCCTGAAAAGAAATTCTGCGGTCTGGATATAGATAATTAAATCTTTCCATCATGTCTTTAATGTTACGAGACATTTCAAAGTCTGATTCCTTATCAATCTTTGGAGATGTAGAAAGGATAAGTAGCGCTTCTTCTAACACCCTATCTTCTTCTTTAGCAAAGTGGGCATCTCCTGTTGCCACCGCCTTAATTTTTAATTCATCTGCCAACTCTAAGAGCTTGGCGTTTATTTCTGGCGGGTTGTGAGATTGAACCTCAATATAAAAATCTTCATTAAAAGTTTGTTTAAAGTCTTTGAGTACAAGTTTTGCTTCTGAGAATTCTCCACGCTCAATAGCTTTGCTAATAAGGCCGTTGAGGCATCCAGACAAAACGATAACACCTTCAGCATATTCTTTTAGAACCTCTCTGTCAATACGTGGCTTATGATAAAATCCTTCATTCCAAGCGAGCTCCTGAAGTATATTAATATTCTCCAACCCCTTTTTATTTTTCGCTAGCAAAATAATATGGTTATAGGCTTGAATAGATTTATCTGTCTTGGAAGATCTATCAAATCTATCGGTTGGAGAAATGTACGCCTCAACACCAAGAATCGGCTTAATGCCAATTTCCTTTGCGGCAATCTGCATATCTCTGTGTGACGAGAGAGTACCATGGTCTGTGATTGCAATCGCAGTCTGCCCAGCATCTAACGCTGCTTGACATAATTCTTTAGGTGAATTTAGTCCATCCATTAATGAATAATAGGAGTGAACATGTAGGTGTGTAAAACTCATTAGTATCCGCCACAACATTCATTTCTAGTATGATAAAGTCTAATCTTTGTCAATGTTTTTTTATTTGGTGCGTAAAGATCTTCTTTGCAACAACCACATTTCATATGCCATTCTTTAGCAAAGAAATCGTAGATAGAGCCTACATAATTTTTGTACTTGTTATATACAAAAGTTTCAAACGGGTCTGGTATTTCGTAAGAAATCATATTGCTATTTTACTAAATAATGCAGGGGCAGTCAATAGACTGCCCCTGACAATAAATAGTTACCAGACTAGGCTGCTGTCTGAGTCTGAAGTAGACGAAGATTCTTGGCTTCCGCTTTCTCCGTTAAAAAACGCTTCTTGCTCGGTGTATGGCAGGTCGCGGATTGCAGTTGTTTCTAGATCATACAACTCAAGTGCTGACGAGTCGAATGGTGTTTCATCCTTAGCTAAAGGGATGATCGTGTAGCTTGTGTCTGTCTTAGTTCCAGTACGCTTAATGCGCCACATAAGATTTGTAATTGAGCCCATTTCTCCAGCATACTCAATTAGGGTTGGAGTAATAGTCTTTCCACTTGAACCCTGAGAAAGAATAGCTACGTAAGGCTCTTCTTTTCCGTCATCGATTAAAACATTCATGTAAAGTCGTGAACGGCCCTTCCAGCCCGCCTTATAATCTTTGCGGTGTTGTTCGCAACCGTAGCATTTGCCTTGATCTTCCATTGAGCAAAGTGCCTTGCGCTTGTAATCTTTAGGGTTAGTGTGCTCTACGGCAATAAATCCCAAACCTTTTGACTCGTCATATGTAGGTGAGTCTGGGTCAAGCTCTTGCAAGAAACGAACCTTTACGCTCTCTGCATCCTCTAGCTTTGCCCAACGTGCTTTTGTTCCATCGCTTTCGCTATACGAAGGCTTATCCATTACTTGATTTAATCCTTTTAGTCCTTTTACAATACCCACTTGTATCCTCTTTTCTTATAGTTGATGGTATAGATCCATCTGTCTGTTTAGTATATCATATCCAAGAACGATATTCAATATCTGATACTGAATTTTTTACGCATGCTTTTATTTCTTCTTCAGTTAAATCGCCAGCATCTTTGGCTTTATTAGGATAAATTTCTTTATACCCAAATGAGGCCCAAGAAATATCTTTATTACGTAACTTAGATGAGATAGACCTTCCTAGTTCTCTTCCAGCCTCATCTGCATCTGTCATTATAATTATCTTGTTAAAGTATCTATTTAACAAAGACTGCTGTTCATTTGAGAGAAATCCTCCTAGCGTAGCAACAACGTTAGGAAATCCAGCCTGATGAATTCTTATTGCATCAAAATTAGATTCACATACTATTACCTGCTGGCCAATTTTTTTAGCCCTATGAATATTAAAAAGTGTTTTGCTCTTTGGCAAGTTGGTACTATTTTTAAAAGTCTTTCCCTCAATAGATCTTCCAACTATACCAATAGGGATTGCATCTGGGCTATGAACAGGAGTGACTACCATATTCATTGATGAAGAATATCCAAGATTAAAATGTTTCATAGAGTCTATGTTAATTCCTCTAGACTCAAGGTAGCTTCTAGCAATAGCACTGGATCCGAGATCTGAATGAAGTCTATCTAGTGTCTCTTGAGAAAATTCTTGAAACACTGGCTTGTCAGAAAGCATATCTTCCATCATCTCGTCAAAATTATTAAGTGCTTCTGTTTCTTTATTTGCAATTAACCTTAGTGATTGAAAATCGTTCTTGTGCATAGTTCTTTTAATTAATTCAATTAGTGTTCCAGTTTCTCCGCATGCTGGATTAAAGCAAATAAATGCACCAGATGTTTGACTTACGCTAAAGCTAGATGTATGTCTGTTGGAATGAAATGGGCAGTAGCATAGGAAGTCATTACCTGTCTCACCAACAATGTTCAATCCAATTTCTTTTAGGATTGATTTGATATGACTTGGGGCATATTCCGTGGTATCAATTTGCTTTGAGTTATACCCTCTGATTGCCATGCCTTCCTCTTTCCTACATATACGCCATGAAGTGTCATTAGGAACCTCCATGTTTCACCAGTAAATTCAATTGAAAATGCTGGGTCTATATCTAAAACTCTTACGTAGCCTTTTCCACGCATGTCCTGTATAAGAAGATTTTCATATTGTGGTTTTAGGCTTATGAGTTGTGCGTTGTCATAAAACTCAACTTCAATCTGAAATCTTTTAATTCTTTTGTGCGTCATTTTCAAATGGGTTTTCGTAAATCTCCTTAACGATACCCCTGTTGATATCCCAGTCTAAAAATACTCCAAAGTCGTGGCCGTGTCTATTCTTTCTAGATACAACCTCAATCATATCCGTACCTTTGTACTTATGAATAGCCATAGCCATATCAGCATCGTATTCAATTGCCTTTGACCACGCAACTTGGCTCATCATTGGCGGGTTGTCTTGATCTGTAATATCATCTGCAGTTGCAGCAGTAATATCAATAATAGGAATATTATTTCTAACCGCTAAGTTTTTAAACTCACGAGAGATATTCATATTACGCTCAGTAGGAGCTTTTGAATTATTGTTATCTGTAAACAACTGGTGGTAATCCAAAATAACAATGTCTGGCTTATGCTGATCAATCTTTGCCTGAATAGCATTAGGAGTTACATTGCCAGAACCTTCATTGGAAACTAAAATAAACTTATTCTTGTCCGCAAACTTTTTATTTGACCAACTTCTAAAATCATCAATATTAATGTCTCCCTTTGCAAAGTCGCTGGCCTTAAACAAACCAGAACCAAGCATGGTATAAATTCTGTCACGCATATTTTCTGGTGTCATTTCAAGAGAAACGATCATGGGCTTAAATCCCTGCTCCCAGGCCTTACAGGCTAAATAAGAGGTGAACCATGTCTTACCCTTTCCTGGCCAGCCAATAGCGACTATAAGGTGCCCTGGAGCCATTCCAGTGGGGTATGCAAGGTCGATTGACTGAAAGCCAGTCTTAATACCTGGAGATCCACCCATCTCGGCTGTACGGACCTTCAGGGCCTCTAAATGCTTAATTGCGTTATCAGCATCTGTCACATCTAAGTCACGGACATTATTAGTATATTTATTTAAGCTAGCAAGCTGTGACTGCAATTCGTTAATAACTCTGGAAGCAACATCTTCTTTTAGCATTGATCCACCGCGAATTAAAATGCTCTTTAGCTTGCTAGATAAAAATTCATTCTTAAGATTATCTAAATAGTATGCAGTTTCAGCTGTTACATTTAGGTCTGGCTCGAAGTCTTTAAACTTTTCTTGTAGGATTCCTACCTCTGGTATACCCTTAAA